CGAGATGAGCAAGGGACTAAGGCCATCCAGCCTGGTCACCATCATTGCAGGCTCTGGCGTGGGCAAATCCACGTTCATCCGGGAGATCATGTACCACGTCCAGCAATCTGGGTTCCCGTGCGGCATGATGATGCTCGAGGAAACGACCAAGAGGACCATGCAGGGCCTGGTTGGTATCCACATGGGTAAGAACATAACGGTGGACGCTGATGCTGCGACTAGGGAGCAGATCGAGGCGTCATTCGATGACCTGATTTCGACCAACCCGTTCTACCTCTTTGATCACTTTGGCTCGACCGACCTAGACACCGTGATCAACCGAATACGTTATATGAACAAGGCGCTGGGCTGTCAGGTGATCTGTCTCGATCACATCAGTATCCTGGTCTCAGGTATGACCGGCAAAGTCACTGATGAACGCAGGCTCGTCGACGATATAACCACCCGTCTCAGGACTGAAGTACAGGCCCTGGGTATCACCCTGCTTATGGTGTCTCACCTCAAGCGCCCCTCGGGTGACCTAAGCCATGAGCAAGGTGCCAGGCTTGGTCTCAACCAGATCAGATCCAGTCATTCCCTAGCACAACTAAGCGACCAGGTGATTGGCCTGGAGGTCGACCGGGATGACCCCACGTCGGGCATGAGGAACGTCGTCATTCTCAAGAACAGACACACCGGCACGGTCGGTCACTGCGGGACACTTCAGTACGACAAAGTCAGCGGACGCCTGTCTGACGCCAGTAAGTCATTTGGATTTTAACAACAGGAGAGCAGTATGTTAAATGCAACAGTTAAGGTAAATGGACACAGGTCCAACCATATTAACACAGACATGACCATGGCCGAATACCAGGCCCGTATGTCTGACACAGTGATCTATAAGTGGCCTATCATATACCCCTCCATGGCCCTCTTCTCGGAAGCCGGTGAGGTCTCCGGTGCTATATCCAAGATGATCCGGGATGACGATGTACGCTTTGATGGTACGAGTGCTATAACAGACGCCCAACGTGCCAACCTATGTTTAGAGATGGGTGACGTACTATGGTGCCTCACTGCACTGGCCCAGGACCTCGGACTAACCCTGGAGATGGTTGCTACAGCCAACCTAGAGAAACTAGCTGACCGCAAGGCCCGTGGTAAGCTCAAGGGCTCTGGTGACTACAGGTGAGCATGGTTGCAGTTTGGTTTTCAAGTGGCGCAGCAAGTGCAGTTGCCGCTTTTAAAACACTTGAGCACTATGGGTCCACACACGAAATACGCATCGTGAATAACCCTGTGGCTGAGGAGGACAATGATAACATTAGGTTTCTACATGATGTCGGTTCTTGGCTAGGTGTTGAGATAGAAACTGCCAGCAACCCAAAGTACCCTACCAATTCTGCTGTAGATGTATGGGCCAAGCGTAAATATATGGCTGGCGTGTCAGGTGCCCCCTGCACATTGGAACTAAAGAAAAACGCACGTTACATCTGGGAGAAAGAGAACAAACCAGACTTCCATGTTTTAGGCTTTACTTTTGAAGAGCGTAAAAGACACGAAAGGTTTATCCAGACAGAACGGTCTAATGTTTTGCCTGTTTTAATTGATCTCAAGATTACAAAAGCAGATTGCTATCAGATACTTCTTTCTGAAGGCATAAAGCTGCCAAGAGTTTACTCTCAAGGCTACCCAAACGCCAACTGCATTGGCTGTGTAAAAGCTACCTCACCTACATATTGGAACCATGTTCGTACTCAAAACGAAGAGGTCTTCAATCAGAGAGCTAAACAGTCCCGTGAGATTGGGGCCAAGTTAGTCAGGCACAAAGGTCAGCGCATCTTTCTTGATGAACTCCCAACAACCGCAAGAGGGAGGCCCATGAAAAACATGGACGTTGAATGCGGTATATTCTGTGAGGAGCGGTTTAATGGCAAACACTAAAGTTGGTGGCCGCTGGGTCTTTGACCTGGAGAGCGACGGCCTACTCGATACAATCACTAAGATCCACTGCATCGTCCTGAGACATATGGAAACCGGGGAGGTCAAAGCCTTCGGACCAGATGAGATCAATGACGCCCTCTACCTGTTGACTATGGCAGAAGAGGTCTGTGGCCATAACGTGATTGCATATGATATCCCTGCCCTCCAGAAGATTTACCCTGGCTTCACAGTCATGGGTAAAGTCACCGACACGCTCGTCATGTCACGCCTCATCAGGACAACCCTGGCCGAGGATGACGCAGTACTGAGTGTCAAGAACCCAGAACACTTCCCACGCAAACTGATCGGCAGCCATGGCCTCAAGGCCTGGGGTCTACGCCTGTCAGCCATGCTGGGGGATGACCACCGCAAGGGAGACTACGACGGTGGCTGGGAGAACTACAGCCAGGCCATGATGGACTATTGCATCCTGGATACTGAGGTCACCAAGACCCTCTATGACCATCTGTGTACCTTTGATTTCAGCCAGGAGAGCCTGGACCTGGAACACTCGATGGCTGAGGTCTGTCTACGCATTGGCAACAATGGTTGGACCTTTGATAAGAAGAAGGCCATCGCCCTCTACTCTGAGCTCTGCCAGGTCCGTGAGGAACTACAGACAGATCTCGATGACCTATTCCCACCCTGGGAGGTGGCCGAGGAGTTTATCCCAGCCAAGAACAACAAAACCCTGGGCTATATCAAAGGTGAGGTCTTCATCAAACGTAACCTGGTACAATTTAACCCAGGATCCAGGCGGCACATCGAGAAGTGTCTTAGGGACAAGTACAAGTGGAAACCTAAGAAGTTCACTGCGACCGGCCACGCTATGATCGACGAGACGGTCTTAGGTGGTCTCCCGTACCCAGAGGCACAGCAGCTGGCTAAGTTCTTCCTGGTGCAAAAGCGCATAGGACAACTAGCCGAGGGACCTGCGGCCTGGCTCAAGAAGGTCGATGACGATGGTAAGATACGACACACCATTATCGTCGGGGGTACGATTTCGGGCAGAGCAGCCCATAGGGGTCCTAACCTGGCCGGTGTGCCCAAGGGTGGCCTTCTGTATGGCAGACAGTGCCGGGAGCTATTCAAGGCACCTGAGGGCTGGCTGGTTACGGGCGTCGACCTTTCTGGGCTCGAATTGCGGATGCTTGCCAACTTCCTGGATGACGGGGGTGAGTATGCTCGGCAGATATTGGAAGGTGATATACACCAGTACAATGCTGATGCGATTAAGGGTTCGCGTGACCAGGCGAAACGCTTCATTTATTCGCTACTTTTTGGGGCCGGTGACCAACTAATAGGCAAGATCGTGGGTGGCAGTGCCAAGGAGGGTAAGGCCCTCAAGGCTGCGTTCTATGCCAATGTGCCTGCCTTCGCCAAACTCCAGTCCAATCTCAAGAGAGCAGCCCAGCGCGGTTACCTGGTCGGCCTCTGTGGACGCAAGCTCTACATCCGTGAAGAGCGCAAGCTGCTCTCCCAGTTACTCCAGAGCAGTGGCGGGGTGATCTGCAAGAAGTGGGTCCAACTCACCGACGCCGAGATCACCAGGCACTACGGGCCAGACGAGGCCTACACGATGGCCTGGGTCCACGATGAACAACAAATAGCATGTAAAACACAGGAGATCGCTGAACATGTCCGCGAAATCGCAATTCGAATGGCGGGAGAAACAGGCCGTCATTTCAAAACAAAGATCGTCATTGATGCCTCTGGATGTGTGGCTGAGTCTTGGGCTGACAGCCACTGAGGTTACCCCTGAGATCGACAACCTGATGTCCCTCTACATCGTACTGGACAGGGCCTGGCGTCGACCATTCTCCATCAAGAGCAGCTTTGCCAGGACAGGGGCTTTCCCTGTCTCGGTGGCTGCCTCTGAAGGCCTCATCACAACCAATATGACTGAGGACCTGTGGGGCAACAAATGGTCCATCACAGAACTAGGAAGAGAAACAAAGGGAGAACTAGATGAGCTACTTCAAGACTTATTTGCAAACGCCTCAGGCCGGAACCACACTACTCATTGACGGTGACCTATACCTATACCGGGCATGTGCTGCGGCTGAGGAGGAGGTCGATTGGGGGGACGACATATGGTCCCTAACCACTGACCTCAAAGAGGCCAAGAAGATCTTCCAGAAGTCCATAGACGAGTTCTGTGATTACCTGGAAACCGGCAGTTTCATCATATGCCTTTCAGATAAGGCCAACTTCCGTAAGGATGTCGACCCTGAGTACAAGGGTGGCCGCAAGAAGGTCAGGAAGCCCGTTGGTTACGGTGAGATGATCAAGTGGGTCCAAGAGACTTACCTCTGGTACAGAGAGCCCCTCCTCGAGGCTGATGATGTCATGGGCATCATGGGCACCGCTCCAGGTCACAACACGATCATCGTGTCAGATGACAAGGACATGAAGACCCTCCCATGCAAACTCTACCGGCCAGTGTCTGGTGAGTTGTCGACCATCAGTGAACGTGAGGCTGACTTCAGTTTCCTCACCCAGACCCTGATGGGTGACCCAACGGATGGTTACTCCGGGTGCAAAGGGGTCGGCGCCGTGACAGCCAAGAAGATCCTGGAGAAGGGAGCGACCTGGAATGCTGTGGTCGCCGCCTACGCCAAGCAGAACCTCAATGAAACCTATGCGCTGACACAAGCGCGACTGGCACGGATCCTAAGATACTCAGATTGGGATCTTGAGACTGGCCAGCTTAAACTGTGGGAACCAAGCAGATGAACCAATACAATGTATTCCTCGAGAATGCCTTCAAGTGCCGTGGCATATCTCCAAACCAAGAGAAGGCGCTGGGCATGGCCATGTTGGACCACGAGAGCCGCATAGACCGCTCATACATGACCTTAGACGTTAAGGGCCGGTGGTTGACACTCAAGCGGCCTAAGAAGGTGCCCAGGACTAGGGAGATGATGCAGTGGATCTATGATGTCCCATACGGTCATGAGTTCACCCTGCAACACCTACTGAAGGGCAGTAGCCCTACCCCGGTCTATCGCCTGGCCAAGACCCTGATCGAGGCTGGTGCCCTTTGTGAGACCTCGGTCCACACAGGCGGTGCCTTTAAGCCTAAGACATACATCGTGAGTATCCCCAACCGGGAAGTCCTCAAGAGGATGTTGGCTAACCATGGGCAATGACCTGTATGGGACTGTCGGCCTACCCACCGACGCTGAGGAGCGCAAAGCCATCCCGGTCTACTCAGGCTTCATTGCTTACTTTCCAGACGCCATAGCCGCCGTTGCCAGGTTATCCCTGGTCGGAGGCCTACAGCATGGTCAAACCCCCGAGACACTCCATTGGGACCGCAGCAAGTCAGGTGATGAGCTCGATGCCATGCACCGGCACATCCTCGATGGTGACTGGGTCCAGGTTGCCTGGAGAGCAATGGCCAATTTACAGAAACAAATAGAAATGAAAGATCAACCATGAGAGACCATGCCGAGCTCAACTTAGCTAACCTAGCTAACCACATAGAACTGCCCACAGATTACCAATCATTTATTCATCAGTCACGCTACTCACGCTTCCTGGATACCCTGGGACGCCGTGAAACCTGGACAGAGACAGTAGACCGCTACATCAGCAATGTGGTCTCGCCTGCCCTATTCAAAGCCATATCATTTGGTGAAGCCAAGTCCCTCCAGAACGAGATCCGGGAGGCCATCCTGAACCTGGAGGTCATGCCTTCGATGCGCTGCATGATGGCCGCCGGTCCAGGCCTAGATCGATCCCATGTCGCTGGGTACAACTGCTCCTATACCGCAGTGGATCACCCCAGGGTGTTTGATGAGGTCCTATACATACTGATGTGTGGAACCGGCGTCGGGTTCTCTGTGGAACGTAAGTACACCAACATGCTGCCTATACTGCCGGTTGGACTACAGGACTACGACCTAACCATTGCAGTTGAAGACAGCAAAGAGGGCTGGGCTGATGCCTACCGGCAGCTGATCGATGAGCTCTACCGTGGTAATATACCTAAGTGGGATGTGTCAGCTGTAAGGGCTGCCGGTGAGAGACTGAAGACCTTTGGTGGACGTGCGTCTGGCCCTGGTCCCCTGGTGGAACTGTTTGAGCACACGATTGCGACCTTCAAGCATGCAGAGAGCCTGAACCAGAACCACCTGTCACCAATGCAGGTACACTCGATCATGTGTAAGATCGGGGAAGTAGTGGTCGTTGGTGGTGTACGCCGGTCAGCCATGATCAGCCTAAGTGACCTGGATGACCCAGAACTACGGGTAGCTAAGTCGGGCGACTGGTGGGAAGACAACCCACACTTTGCTTTGGCCAACAACAGTGTGGCCTACAGTGGCACCCCAGAACGTGAGCTCTTCGACGAGGAGTGGCAGTCATTGATCGCCTCTAAGTCTGGTGAACGTGGGATCTTCAACAGGGCAGCTGTCCAGGACAAGGTGGCTCGAGAGGGTATCCGCCAGGTCGCTGACTTTGGTACAAACCCATGCAGCGAGATCACGCTTTTGTCAGGCCAGTTTTGCAACCTAACGTCTGTCGTGGCCCGGTCTAATGATACCTGGGCCAACATGGATCGTAAGGTCCGCCTGGCATCAATCCTGGGCACCATCCAAGCTACTCTCACAGACTTTCCTTACCTTAGACCCAAGTGGAAGGAAAACACAGAGAAGGAAGCCTTGTTGGGTGTCAGCATTACCGGCATCATGGACAGCAGGCTCATGAACCCATCCAATGTTGCCCTGGAGGCTACCTTAGCCGCCCTAAGAGAGACAGCAGTAACCACCAACAAGATCTACTCTAAGAAGCTGGGGATCAACAGGGCAGCCGCTGTTTGTGCAATTAAACCTGAGGGTACAAGCAGCCAACTAAATAACAGTTCTAGTGGCATACACGCTCGACACAGCCCCTTCTACATCAGGACAGTCCGTGGAGATAACAAGGACCCACTGACACACTTCATGATGGACCAGGGCATACCCAATGAGCCCTGTGTCATGAAACCAGATACCACCACGGTCTTCTCATTCCCAGTGAAAGCACCAGAGGGGGCCATCACCAGGAATGACATGACAGCCATAGAACAACTAGAGCTATGGTTGACCTACCAGAGGTACTTCACCTGTCATAAGCCCTCGATCACTGTCTCAGTGGGTGATGACGAATGGGACGAGGTCGGTTGTTGGGTCTATGATCACTTCAGTGAGATGTCTGGTGTATCCTTCCTACCCAGGTCAGACCACACATATGCCCAGGCTCCTTACCAGGACATCACTGAGGAGGAGTACAACGAGGCCATGCTGGTGTTCCCTACCTCGATAGACTGGGATGTCCTGGCTTTATACGAGAGAGGTGACACAACAGCTGGATCTCAGACACTGGCATGCTCAGGTGATACCTGTGAACTAGTGGACTTCTAGACTGATGTGAGAGCGGAAGGCAGAGGGCGACACTTGGACGTATCTAAGGTCATCTCCTCTGCCCACCTAGCCTACCTAGGTAGACCTATATGTCCAATTAGGATTGTACCTATGCCTTATCAAGGGAAATATCGTGGTCATAGCTGATGTTCACTAAGTGCCCCTCTTTCGTTCACTCATGGTTCTACATTGGATACCACTATGTGATACCAGAGTAGCCCTTAGAGGCCCTCTTAGATCCCTTGTAATACTGGAGGGGTACTAAGAGACCCCTCTAGAGATATAACCTAGTATGCGACCCCAGTTATCTTAGCTGGGTTCAACCCAGGTCTCTCCCGCACACTGTAGATGTATAAGACGTACTCATGGTAGTTCCCTCCCGGTCTACTAAAGTATGGGCCTATGGTGTGCGGTGAGGGAGCTAATGTAACGACCATTAAGACCATCTTGGAAGATCTATAAGAGATCCATGACACAGCATAGGTGACCTAAGACAACCTAGGTGACTTAGGTGACTGGTCTATCCTTGGTCAATCATTGGTCTATCCTTGGTCTATCCTTAGTGGAACTTAGGTGGAACTTAGGTCCGTATTTGTCATTCAAAGAAACGGCCTCCCAGCCAAACAAGAATCACGATAGGCAGAACTAATGACCTAATGTTGGAACATGAGCATCGGATAAAGTATCCGTTGTACCTGGTTATCCATAGACATCAGTGACTTAGGTTCAATCAATCAATGTCAACCCAATCAATCAATGGATCCACGGGTCCCTTGGCACCCCTTCGACCCCCCGGTGGGTCATTTAGTAATCTCATTTCAAAACTAGGGTTAAAGCCCGGCGTTGTTGTTGTTGTTGTCCGTCCTTTGACAGTAGGTCCCCCTAGGTCACACCTAGGTCCCCCTAGCCAACACTAGCTCCCTCTACCTAGGTCACACCTAAGTCTACCTAAGTCTACCTAGGCCCCCCTGAACACACTTATAGATAAGGATCCATTGTTATGGCTCTAGAAACTGGCTCCTATGTCAACTCCCTGGTCACCTCGAACCCTGCCTCGACAGACGGTCTAGCACAGGCCGACGACCACCTACGTCTGATCAAGAGCACCATCAAGAACACCCTCCCGAACATCACTGGAGCCATCACAGGCACTCAGGCCGAACTGAATGTCCTCACTGGCTTTGCTGGTGTCACTGCGGACCTAACCTATGCAGCCTCGCTTAGGGCCACTGGTGTCACTGACACTGAGTTTGACTACTTGGACGGTGTCACCAGCAACATCCAGAACCAGCTAGACACGATACAAGTTATACCCACTGGGCTTATCTCCCTGTGGTCTGGTGCAGCCAATGCCATCCCCACCGGATATGTCCTATGCGATGGTACCAATAGTACCCCCGACCTCCGCAATAGGTTCCTCATAGGCGCTGGGTCAACTTACGCAGTAGGTGACACAGGTGGTTCTGCTGACGCCACTATACCCGCGCACACCCACGCACTTACTGGTGCGTCTACTAGCACCGCTTCACTAACTGGTACGTTTGATACCTCAAAGCCCAACGGCTCTACTGGTATTGTTTCAAATGGTCCCACCCTAGCCGCTGCGGCTGATGGGAATCAGTCGACTGGTATGCGGTACAGTATAGACGCATCACACAGCCACACGCTTAGTGGGTCCACTGACAGCACAGGTTCCAGCGCCACCAACGCCAACCTGCCACCATACTATGCCCTCTGCTACATTATGAAGACATAAGGATACCCACCAATGACCAACCTACCAATCCGAGGGCTAGGGTCCGTAGGCGTGGTCACTGATGTTGACCCCTACTCCCTGCCCATCAATGCCTACACCCGAGCCAAGAACGTAAGGTTCAACGAGGGCAAGGTAAGCCGTGGCCCCATCTTCCGTACAGTCTCAGGCAACCTCTCGTTTACACCTAAGTTCAGCTTTGGTCTCTCAGCCCTAACTGGGTTCGACACTGTGCTCCTAGTAGACGACACCTTCGACATCTATGAGCTGTCTAATGGTGCTACCACCCAGCGTCTCAACAGTAGTACCTCAGCCTCCATTGAGCCCGTCACAGCTACGATCCTGGCTGATGTCCAGTACGTCAATCGTGCTGACACAGCCCCAGTCTCCAGGGCGCCCAGCGCCTCCAGCTTCACAGCCCTAGCCAACTGGCCCTCAGGTATGAAGACCACAGCCCTGAGGTCCTTTGGTGACTTCCTGTTGGCCCTGGGCACTGTCGAGAGCACACTGGCTTATCCTAACCGTGTGAGGTTCTCTGACCCCGTCCTGGCCAACCAGGTCCCCTCAACGTGGGACGAGACCGACCTGACAAACAGTGCTGGCTTCAACGACCTAGTCCAGATGAAGACACCCATAGTCGACGGTGCTACCCTCGGTAGTAACTTCCTAGTCTACTCACAGGACCAAGTGTGGGGCATGGAGTTTGTGGGTGGTACCTTCATATTCAACTTCCGTAAGCTCTTCGATGACGCTGGGGTAATCAACCAGAACTGCATCATGGAGGTCGAGGGTCGTCACTACGTCTTCGACAGGGATGACATCTATGTGACTGATGGAAACACCCGTCAGTCTATCTGTGATGGTCGCGTCCGTGATTACATCTTTAGTGGACTAGATAACTCTAAGGCCAACCTATGCTTTGTCATACACAACTCGATCCTCGAGGAACTGTACTTCTGTTATCACACCGGTGACGACATGGCGGTCTACCCAGACGGGGACGCCTGCAACCGGGCAGCCGTCTACAACTACAAGGAAGACAACTGGTCATTCCAGGATCTCCCCAACGTAGTCTCTGGATCAGAAGCCAATGTGAACTCAGTCTTCTCATATGCAGATGCCACTCAGACCTATGACAACATTGGTGGATCCTACCACGACCAGGATAGCCCCTACACAAGACACCCCCTAGTTGTCTCTAAGTCTGGCGGTGGTGTCACCTACAGTAGGGTCTACGGTATAGACCTGGTCAACACAGGTTCCCTAGCTCAACCCGTAGATACAGATGTATATACAGGGATGCTCCTGGAGCGCATTGGTATTGACCTGGATGAGTCAGGTGTCCCCCTGAGTG